GAAAAAAGAAGAACCTAAAAAGACAGTTGCTAAGAAAAAGAAAAGCGAGAAAGAACTCGCAACTGAACAAGGCGAACCTTGGGTAAGTGTACTAGGCATGGAACTGCATGAAGACAGTCTAGAACAAGGTGCATTTGAACTTGATTGGAATGACCTATTTGTTGCTAAACTTGTTCGTGCAGGCTATCCAGGTAAAACAGACGCAGACATTGTAGATAACTGGTTCCAGGATGTATGTCGTAACATTGTTATGGAAAGTTACGAAAAGGAACAAGCAATGAACAATGTAGAAAACATAGACGAGCACAGAAACGCTTATAAATGATTTACATAAATGGTGATAGCCATAGTGCCGGAGCAGAACTAGTAAAAGACTACTGTTTTGCAGAAGATGATCCTAGATATGGTGCGTGGGGCAGACGCCCACATCCCGAGTCGACTCCTTTAACTTTTGGTTATAAACTAGCCCAGACCTTAAACCAGCCTTTTCATACAGACGCCGAAAGTGCAAGCAGTAATGCAAGAATACTAAGAACAGCAACAAAGTTTGTAGAAGAAACAAATAACAAACGAGATTTATTTGTTCTAATAGGATGGACTACATGGGAGCGTGAAGAATGGAAATACGGAGAAGATTACTTGCAAGTCACAGCAAGTGGTACAGATTCTGTGCCAGAAAATATGGTAGAAGAATACAAAAAGTGGGTAATAAAGCAAACACCACAAGAGCTAGAACGTAAAAAGTTATATTGGCAAAATCTTATAATGGAGTTCAGTAGCAACCTAGACGATCTAGGAATAAAGCATTTATTCTTTACTACAGATGAATATACACAATACCTTAAAGAACATGGTTACCAAACTGTAAACAACGGGTATCATTTCGGAGTTGATGGTCATGTTGCTTGGTACAAAAAACTTTTACCTGAGATACAAAGTCAATACACAATCAAAACAGGCTTGACAAATACACCAAAACGTAGTATAGTAACTAAAGCTAAACAACAGTTTAAAGGTTTTAACTAATGGCAACTTATCTACTAGTTGATACTATGAATACATTCTTTCGTGCTAGACATGTAGTGCGAGGAGATGCTGAGACAAAGATTGGCATGGCTATTCATATCACACTAAACGCCGTCAATAAATGTTATCGCAAGTTCAATGCAGATCATGTTGTATTTGCCCTAGAAGGTCGCAGTTGGCGCAAAGACTTCTATACTCCATACAAAAAGAATAGAAGCGACAAGCGGGCGGCACAGAGCCCTACAGAGCAAGAAGAGGACGCATTGTTCTTTGAGGCGTATGATGACTTCTTAAAGTTTATTGATGAACGCACAAACTGTAGTGCTATGCGCTGTGAGATTGCTGAAGCAGATGATATCATTGCACGTTTCATCGCACTACATCCTAATGATACACACGTTATTGTAAGCAGTGACACAGACTTTGTACAGTTGATTACACCTACAGTGCATCAGTACAACGGTATCACAAACGAGTTGATCAAGATTGATGGCGTAGTAGACGATGAAGGCAAGCCTGTGTTGGATAAAAAAACAGGGGAACAAAAAGTTCCTGCTGATCCTCAGTATCAACTGTTTAAGAAATGCATGCGTGGTGATCCTACAGACAATGTGTTTAGTGCGTATCCTGGTGTGCGTGAGAAAGGCAGTAGCAAAAAAGTTGGACTAGTAGAAGCATATGCAGACAAAAACAGCAAAGGCTTTGCTTGGAACAATCTTATGCTACAGCGTTGGACAGATCACAATGGCGAAGAGCATCGTGTACTTGACGACTATGAGCGCAATGTAGTGCTTGTGGATTTGACTGCACAGCCCGCAGAGATTCGTGATTATGTTGATGACATTATCCGTGAAGGTGCTAGTGCAAAAAACAAGCCTATGGTAGGGGCACACTTTTTAAAGTTCTGTGGTAAGTGGGATATGCAACGCATTGCAGATAACGCACAACAGTTTGCAGAACTGTTAAATGCAAACTATGTGGAGGATAAAGATGCAGTTCGTGGCTAAGCCTGTTCTAGAAAATAAGTTCTGGATTGTAGAAAACGATGGTCAAAAAGTTGGCACTATTCGCAGTAGTGATCAAGGTATTGTATTGCAAGTAGGAGATGTAAACAAAACATTCAGTTGCATCAAAGACCTTGTCAATGTAACATTTGAAGGCAAGAATGCAGAAAAGACTGAGAAGCAAGAGCACGAAGTACACGGGTATCCTTGCAAAACAACACCATACAATCCAATCTATGACCTCAAACGCAAACTTCCTATCTACACAAAAACACAAAACAGCCAAAGTTTTTTCTGTGCTGGTTACTATGTAGTGCATTGGGAAGATGGAAGTCATAGCCCAAGTTACTGTCCTAAGTTGATTACACTGAGTAGATATGATTTTGATGGACCTTTCAAAACAAAACTTGAAATGCAAGAAACACTGAGACGGGCAAATGGCTAGACCTCAGTTTCCTAACTTAGATAGATTTGCACACAGTTGTATTAACCTGCGCAAAGACAGTTTGACTGTACCAGCGCAGGATGCACGTGGTGTAGCAAACGATTACACCCGCCTACTTGAGTATATCACTGAACTACAAAACACTGTTATCGAACTTAAACTAAACGATACTATTACAGTAGAGTTAGACAATGGTGAGTTCTAAACATATACTACTGCATTTTCCTGGTCATCACGGAAACTTTCTCAGTAGAATGTTTGACTTTGCTAGTGGGCGATCAGAACCGTTTGACATTTTCACAAACAACGGTACAGCTCACAACAACAAGAAAACAAACCCTCATAAAACTTTTAAGAATGCTCATCCAGGAGAACTTCTTGGAGAGTACGACAATGAGTTTGCACTAACAGGAAAAGACGTAAGTATCACTTATACTACAGACTTTGTATATGAGACAGTTTATCTACTGTTTAAGGCAAACAGAGACAGAGGTATTGACTTATTAGATGATAATCAACTGCATTTGGCTACCGGTCTTACACTGGATAATCATGAAAATCGTAATATACTGGTAGATCCAACTGCATTTGAAAATCATTGGGAATGGTTAATATATCAGTTTCATGTTGTAGCAGAACTACAACAGCATCACAAACCACTCGATTACTCATTCAGTGTACACTGGATTTACAGCGACAACTTTGAAAACCAACTCAAACATTTGTTAGACTTTTATGGTGAAGAATACAAACATAGTGTTGCACATCATCATGCAAAGTTTTTAAAGTTAAGACAGCCTATGCTTGATACAAAAGGCAAAGTAGGTAGTATGTTTCAAAACGCATATCTAGCCTGGCAAAAGCAAACTCCTCCAACAATAAATCCTGCTATCATAGGACCTAGATACAAAGACTCATTTAAAAATCATTAAATACGCATATTTCTGTATAAATAATAGTAGCATATTACTAAGTGAGATCCAGAAAATGAGTAGACCAAAACCTACGGTGTTGTTGGAAAAAGTCGAGAAAGAAACTTATAAAACAGAACAAGTGCTTCAGAGCGAAGGCATTTGGGCAGTTTACTACAACAACAAACCAATCAATCTAAAAACATTCAATATGCTTATCAGTTACCCTGGACCAAAGTACAAAAAGGTATCCTTTAGTAACCCTGGGCATGCTATTAACTTAGCCAAAAAACTCAACAAACAATATACCACAGATCAGTTCACAGTTGTACTATTAGACAAAGGCGAACAGATTTACCCATGACATGCGCACTAAAGATGAATACACTGTAGCATTCATTGAAAATGATCCCAAAGAACCTAAAATGGGATTCGCTCAAGCATACAATCTCTGGTGGCAGAACCAACGCAGAGACGGTGGCTTTAGACTTCATGCTCGTGGTTACAAACACTGTACATCTGCTCTAAAACTAGAACATTTTAACATAGCACTACCAGATGTAAGCATCACCAGTAGATTCTTATTAGATCTTGACAGATTCATCAAAACACCTTATTATATAAAGAACATTAACAAAAAGGATAA